GATGATTTTTATATTATTTATATTGCCTATGACCCGTGGCATATCGACGACACGCTTTTGCGGGAGTTCAAGCAAGAGTTCGGCGAGCGGTGCATGATACCCGTTCGGCAAGGCTCGCTCACACTCTCGGCACCTATGAAAGAGTTAAAAGCAGATCTCGCCGCGGGCCGTATCGTTCACAACAACAACCCCGTTTTGCAAATGTGTCTCACAAATACCGAGGTACTCGCCGACACGAACGGGAATATCAAACCGATCAAGGGAATCGACCTAACGCAGCGCATAGACGGCACGATCGCGTTGATTTGTGCTTATATCGCGTTGATAAACCATTACGACGACCTGCAAGCGGTCATTTAGGAGGGCTGTGTTTTGGGCCTGTTTGAGAAAATTTTCAAAAAAGAGCGACAGCAACAGGCGGTCGGCCAGTATTTCCAGACGCTAACAGGATATACGCCCGCGTTCACGAGTTTCGAGGGCAGTATCTACGAGGCCGATCTCACCCGCGCGGCGATTCATGCTTTCGCCAAACAGGCGGCCAAGCTGACACCGAAAATCACGGGAACGAAGTGCAAGAGCCTTGAGCCCGTATTGCAAAACCGCCCTAACCCGTTTATGGACGGTTACAAATTCGTCTACCGTCTGGCGACCATGCTCAAGGTTGACAATAACGCGTTTATCGTGCCGATATACTCGCAAGATTACGACCGCGTCGTCGGCGTTTATCCAGTTTTACCGCAATCGGCCCGAGTAATTGAGTATCAAGGCCGCCCATATCTGCGCTACCAACTGGGCGGCGGCAACTGGGCCGCGATCGAGTTCGAGGACGTCGGGATTCTGAATCAATACCAGTACAAGAACGACTTTTTCGGCGAGACAAACCGCGCTCTCAACCCCACAATGCAGCTTTTGAACGCGCAAAATCAAGGCATTATCGAGGGCATTAAGCAGAGCGCGACGATTCGTTTTCTCGCCAAAATCGCGCAGCCGTTGCGCCCCGAGGACGTTGACAAAGAGAGACAGCGGTTCATAAAGGCCAACTTGAGCGCCGATAACAACGGCGGCGTCATGCTGGTCGATACGAAATACGCTGACGTCAAGCAGATCGAGAGCCGTGCAACCGTTATCAATGCGGCGCAGAAAGCGGCCATCGAGGAAAACGTCTATACATACTTCAACACGAACAAGGCAATCTTGCAAAGCTCGTTCAATGAGGACGAGTGGAACGCCTACTATGAGGGCGAACTCGAGCCGTTTGCAATTCAACTCTCGCTCGTGCTAACGAATATGTTATTCTCCCAGCGCGAGCAAGCGTTCGGAAATTCTGTTTTTTATTCGGCGAACCGCTTGCAATACGCGAGCAATAACACAAAGCTAAATGTCACGACGCAGCTTTTCGATCGCGGTATGATGACGCAAAATCAAGCACTCGACGCATGGAATATGCCGGGAATCGGCCCGCGCGGCGATCGGTATTTCATTCGCAAAGAGTATGCGGAACAAACCGAGATCACGCCAACGGGCGCGGCCGCGCCGCCTATGGACGCCCCGGAGGGCGCGGAACCACAACAGGAGGGTGAAACATGATTACAAAAGATCGCTACTATCTGCCGTTTGAAATGCGCACGGCGCAAGGCGGCGCAGAGGGCGAGAACATCGTCGAGGGATATGCGGCGGTATTTGAGCGCCCGACCGTGCTGTATACCGAGAACGGCGTCGAATACTGCGAGATCATTTCCCGCACCGCTTTCGCGGGCGTGGATTTGTCCGACGTGGTAATGAACTACAATCACACGGGAAAGCCCGTCGCGCGGACGCGGAACGGCTCTCTCGTGCTCACGATCGACGACACGGGCCTCAAGGTAACGGCCCGCCTCGGCGGTACGCAAGAGGCCCGCGCCATGTACGAGGAAATCAAGGGCGGATATATCGACAAAATGAGCTTTTGTTTTGTCGCCGACCGTTCCGCGGACACATACGAGAATATCCCGGGCCGATACACGCGGAGAATTAACCGCATTAAAACAGTCTATGACGTGGCCGCCGTTGACTTTCCGGCATACGACGACACGACATTAGAGGCGCGTTCAGCTTTTGCCGCGGAGGCGGCTAAACTGACGGCGGAGGCCGAAAAACGCCGCAAGAAAGCATATATTTTACAGAAAACTTTGGAGGTATGAAAACTATGAACCGTTTGCAGGAAATTGAACAGCGCCTCGCCGCCATTCGTACCGAGTGCATGAACGAGGGCGCCGATCTGGACGCACTGACCACGGAGGCGAACTCTCTCGTTGAGGAACGCCGCGCCCTGCTGAATCAGCAGAACGACAGCGCCGAGCGCCGCCGCGCATTGCTGGCCGCGATCGCCAACGGCACGGCGGGCGCTCACGACGAGTACGGTTTCAAAATGGAGGGCCCCGAGGGCCGCCGCGCCTACACCAACGCAAGCCCGGAATATCGTGACGCATTTTTCGCGTACATCTCGGGCCGTAACATGAGCGCAGAACAGCGCACCGCGTTCGACAACGTCAACCGCGAAGTTCGCGCAGCGTTCGTCGGCACTACCACGACCGAGGCCGCCGCCATGCCCAAGCAGACCCTTAACGAGATTTGGGACTTGATGGAGGAACAGCACAGCATCTTGAACGACGTGACGATTCTGCGCACGGGCGTCGTTATCAAAGTCGTCAAACGTACCGCGATCGCGCAGGGCAAGGGCAAAAAGGTCAACGAGGGCGCCGCAAACGACGATTTCAAAGATACCAAGGTCGCCGTTGAACTGACGGGCAACGACTTCTCGGCTACCTGTACTCTGTCCTACGCCGCCGCGACTATGTCCATCGACGCCCTCGAGGCTTTTATCGTGCAGGACATGGCAGATCAGGTCGGTAACGCTATGGCGGCCGACCTTATGACCACGATCAAGGGCGCAATCAACACCGCGAACAAGCTGACCGCCGCAAGCACGACCGTTTTCACGTTCGCCGAGCTGTGCAGCCTGTTCGGCAGCCTCAAGCGTTGCCGCCGCATGGTCGCATACGTCAACAACGCCACCCTGTACAAGCAGCTCGTCGCGCTGGTTGACGCACAGGGACGCCCCATCTTCCAGCAGACCGCGCAGGAGGGCGCACAGGGCGCAATCATCGGCGCCGTGATTCACCTCGAGGACGAGGCGGGCGACGGCTGTATCGTCGTCGGCGACCCCTCTCGCATCCGTTACAACATGGTGCAGGACGTTATGGTCGAGACCGATAAGGACATCAAGAACCACGAGTATATTTACTCGGGCTATGCACGCGGCCAGGGCGCCTTGATCGACGACCAGAGTTTCGCCATGCTGTCCCTCAAGACCGGCTAATCAGATTGCAAAATAACCAACCGGGGCCCCGAAAGGGGCCTCGGCTTTTTTCTGTATGTGGAGGCGTGAACAATGGAACAGAACCAACTATTCGACGCCGTAAAACTCGCACTCAAAAAAACGCGGGTCACTTCTCTTGACGGCGAAATCGAGCGCCTCGTCGCCGCCGCGAAAGCTGATCTCGCCGCCGCGGGCGTCTGCAAGATCGAGGACGACGACGAGAATATTAAACAGGCTTGTGTATTGTACGCGAAAGCAAATTTCGGGGAGACTGAAACCCCGGAAAGGTACGCGGCCTGTTTTGAGGCGTTGCGCGATCGTCTGGCCCTCAATTCGGACTACAACGGGGGCGGCAACAATGGCTAAATTCGTCGAGGTCACGCTCGTCAAGGAAGTCACCGACGGCACAACCGAGGATTTTGAGGCGGCCACGTCTCAAGAGGGCGGATATACCGTCATCGGCGAGAGCAAGGGCGTCACCCGAGCAGAGTTCTACGCGGCGAGCAATACCATGTACCGCCCGTCGTTAGTCGTGACGATTTGGGCCGACGAATATGCCGGAGAAACCCGCGCGATCATCGACGGCGAGGTTTATACCGTGATTCGTACCTACCCGGTCGGCGACAAAATTGAATTGACCTGTCAGCAGAAAGGGGCCGACGAGAATGCCTTTACCGAGTTCGGTTAAGTTCACAAGAAACGGCATCACCTACCTATCGAACGTAGACCGTACCGCGTGGACGATCAAAGAATTAAGCCGCGCGGCCTTGCGAGACGTCGGAAAATTCGTCTGTAACACGGCCCGAAAGCAGACGCGCGAGCGTTTCGGCAGAGCTCTCGGAAAGACACCCGGAGGGCGAAAACGTGCGTATTCGGCGTTCGGCTACTGGGTGCGCAAAATTGAAACCGATTTACAGGTCGGTTCAAAACCGAACACATGGTACGGCGTTTTGCAAGAGCTCGGCGACGAGTTCCGCGGCGCCAGAAAAACAAAGGCCGGGGCGCTTTTCTCGTTTACAGCGCGGCAACCGAAACGGGCGATCTTGACGACGACCGTGCGCGAGCACATCGACGAGATCAGGTTGATCGAGGGTCAATATCTTTCGGCGGTCGAGGACGAGAATAGGGCCCTCGGGCTCATTGACGAGGGGGAGATAAAAGATGATGGGTCGAGCGGCGAGGAATAAAACCGAGTTGAACGAGAATTTCAACACGGTTTTCAACAAAACCGTCGGCGGATTGCTGAAAAGTTCGTCGGGCGTCGCAACGTACAGCAACACGGCGACCGCGGCGAACTACCCTCGAATTGTGTTCTTTTTTACAACATGGGCCGAGGATAATCTCAAAAAAGGCACGTTGACGGTTCGCATTGCGGGGAACACGGGCGCGGCAGAGGTCGAGAGGATTGTTCAAAAGATTCTGTACGATCTCGACGGCGCGGTCTACAATGACGAGTTTATTTATTTGCACCTCTACGGCGGGCAATCTTCCCCTGTTGAGGACACCGACAAAACAATCACCCGGCGGCTTGTGACGCTGGATTTTCAAGCACTTGTGAAAGGGGTTTAACCTATGAGCATTTTTAACACTAAGCGTATGACGGGAATGACCGAAAAGACCGTCGAGCATTTTGTGCTCGGCGCGGGCGTTTTTGCAAAAGACTTTATCCCGGGAACGGACACCTACGAGAGCGCAAAGACAGCGGGCAAACTTCTCGGCGCCACCACGGGCGGCGGCGAGTTTAAGGCCGCCAAGGTCGGCCATTATTCACAGGTTGACGGGGCCCCGGAGAACACGAAGGGGCTCTATATCCTCGACTACTGGACGACCACCATGCAGGCGACCGTGAAGGAATTGACTGCCGACACGATCGACGCAGCAATGACAGCGGCAAAAAAGACGACCGAGGAAAACGTCGCGGGCTACGACGTTATCGTTCCGAAATCGGCTATCGAGCTCGATGATTACACCGAGAACGTCACCTATATCGGACGCCTCGTCGGCAGCGAAAAACCGATCATCATTCAGATTTTCAACGCTTTCAACACAAACGACCTCTCGATTCAGCCCAAGGACAACGACGAGGCGAGCGTTCAGGTCATTTTCACGGGCCACTATGACCCGAACGATCTCGAAACGCCGCCCTATAAAATCTACTGGCCCAAGGAGGCGTAAACCATGCGTAAACTCATTGCATCGGACGTTTTCGCCGCCTTGCGCGTCGTTTCCGCGATTGAAAAAAAGCAGGACATTGAAACGACTATCAAAGACCTCGTCAAGAACGCGGAAAACGAAACAAAAGCCGACG